AATCTGCGGAACAAATTGTCTTTTGAGTTTCAATTCACTCAATAAATTACGAAAATGATTTGTATTAGCGGCGGCAGTCGGATACTCTTTGACAATTAATTTACCGTCTGTCACTTTACTTATACTTGCAACTTTTCTTTCGTACAAATCTTTAGGTAATTGCTTTAAATCATCAAGTGTAATGTTCATTAAATTTGCATCAATTCTTTCTGCAATCTTTTCTTCCGCCATCTCAAGTGTGATATACAAAACATTGTTTCCTTGAGATAGGCAACTTGACGCCATATGACACATGAACAATGATTTACCGACACCAGTACCTGCTATTGCAACATTGAGTGTCTTGTTTGGCAGACCACCATTTGTAATTTTATTGAAATATTCTAAATCGAATGGTATTCTTTGTTCTATTTGATGATAGGATTCATATCTTGCTTCAGCATCTTCAATATAATCATGTCCAATATTGGGATCAAAACATACTGCAAGTGCATCAGATAAAATCGCTGGAATAGCGCCTTTATCTTTCTCTGTTTTCTTTTGACCATCAATAATTGAAATAGATTCTAGAACTGCATTATAGATTGCTTTGTCTTGACAAAATTGTTCTGTAGTGTTAATAAGCCATTCTATTTCTGATTGCTCGTTCTTATTTGTCTCATAATTATTAAGCCTTTCTATAAGACCCTTAAACTGATCTTCTTGTAATTTAGAATTCTCATTGAGTTCTATTACAAGAGATTCTTTTGTTGGAGATATATTATATTTCTGAATAAATTTATCAATTTCCTCAAACAAGATCTTATCTGTGTGTTCAAGAAAATAATCATTCTTCAGATATGGTAATGATTTTCTGACAAAATCATCATTGTATAAGAGGTTCCTTAAAATCGTATCTTCTAGTCTTTCCATCCTCGCTTTCGTTTACTTCGATGTTTTCTTGTATGACTTCAATAAGAATATCGCCAATAAGTTGCTCAAATTCTATACCTTCTTCATCAGCATAGTTTTTATTGACAATTTCTTCTGGTATCTCAAGTATATCATATTCAAATTTATATGTCAACGTACCATCATCGTTTGGTTCTTCGTTAACACCAAATCTATTATACTTGTATATTACATCTTGAAACTTACCTTTCGTTATACGGAAGGCTTGTTGCTCATCATTATCATTCTGTGGATTCGGCACTATTTCGTACCATTCTTTTAAATTTTTTGAATCAGACACATCCATCTTTCAGGTATTAAATATTTTATATTATGTACCCTAGTAAATTCTAAAACTGCTAGAGTAACACCAGGTAATTCTTCAAACATATAATCATCTATTAAAATTATTCCGCCTTTATTCATTCTAGGATAAAAATAAATTAATCCATCCATTGTGCTTTTATATGTATCAGCATCCAAATGAACAAACGAATAATAATTTGTATTTTCTAAATTTATTGTATCTGGAAAAACACCTACATTTATTTCAACGTTATCAAATTTAGATAAAGTTTCTCTTGCAATTGACTCAGGCTCGGAAAAATCACCAATTACTTTACCACTAAAAATATCTTCATGAGGTAAACCTTGAAATGTATCATATAAATGTATTTTTTTATCTTGAAAAATACTTGCTAATAATTTAGCACTGCCACCTCTTGCAACACCAACCTCTGCTACATCACCATCAATATTGTCAGTTTTGACCTGTAATGCTCTATCTATCAAACAATCTAATTTCCATTCAGTATTACCATAATAAGTTTCAAAAATATTTTCTCGAAATACTTCAACTTTTGTTTTTTGAATGTGATAATGAGAATTAATTTTTTCATAATTTATTTCAAACGGTTTCATCATTCTCTTCTACTGTTTCACTTGTCGTTCCATATAAAAATTTTTCTTTACAAAATTCATCAATTTTTTTCATGACATCTTCTGTAAAATATTTTTCAGGTTGTTGCATAATTTGTTTACCAAACATTTTTGATCCGTCTGGTAACTCAAAACGAGTAGAGACTTTAGTAAAAATACCTGCTTCTTCTGCAAGTTCAAGCATACCATACCATCTATCTAAACCTTTGTCATATGTGACAAGAGCATCTATCATTTTATTTTCCACTGTCAATCTAGACTTGTGATTCTTACAATGTATCACATTACCAATAACTTCTGTTCCTTCTTTTTCTTTTCTCTTTGAGAGAAACACAATATTGCTTGAGGCATAATACAACCCTGTACCACCACCCATCACTTGTTGAGGAAACATTACACCTACTTGTGAATATGTATGATTTGTCACAAGCATAGGAACTTTTGCTTTACCTGCTTTGAGTGTTAATACTCTAAATGCACCTTTTACAAGGGCGGCTCGTGTCATGTCTTTTGTCTCTTTACCATCAGCAATGTCAGTCAATTCTTTTGATGTAGATAGCATACCAAGACTATCAAGACAAATCATCATAGGCTTACGTTCTTGATCAGCAAGATATTTATCTAATATCTTTGTTGATTGGTGTGCAAACTCCTGTATTGATGCAACTGGCAACATAACCATGCGAGAAGAATCTATACCTCTCCTCTCAATCATATCTTTCGTTATTGCAGATTCAGACTCAAAGTAAAGAACACCACCGTCAGGATTATCTGACAAAAATTGTTTGACAATACCGAGTACAAAAAATGTTTTTCCTGTAGCCGATTCTCCAGCAAAGGCGGTAATCTTGTTCCCAGCAAGCCCACCATAGATACTTCCCGATAGTAAAGCATTGAGAGCATAACTACCGGAATCAATAAAGGATTCAACATCACCTGCTTCAACACCATCAGAAACCAATCCAGCATATTCATTTCCTGTCTCCTTAATCATGTCTGTCAAAAAACTCATTACAACTCCTTAAACAAAAAAATTATCAATTGTATATCTCTTTTCATATTCCCAACCTACACAATTCAATATATCTTTCAACGGATCAAGAAATGTTTTCTCAAATTGCGTATCGTAGTCAATAAATTCATGTAATCCAAATTCTGCAGGCAATGTGTTACCCATACTCACAACTGTATCACCTACTGGATTTGGTGTTTTAAGATACGAAAATTTTATCTTTTCACCCTCTTGGATAATCTGATATTTTCTCGTAAGTTTATGTTCTTTTAATAATTTATTATGTATAATCGTGCCTTTTACATGTATTGGTGTTCCTTTTTTGTACAACATTGTTGCATCACTATATTTTGCAATACCTTTAACAGAACGAGGAAACGCAACATCTTCAGGTGGTAGTGACTCAAATTGATTTCTAAAACTTTCAACGAATGCAATCATATCATCTTCCGTATCATTCATCAAAATTTTGTATGCATCAGCAAGTTTTTGTCTCACAATAGCAGGTGTTGAAGATTTAACCGATTCAAGTCCCTTGACTTTGATTTTAGGTTTCTCAAATCGCACACCTTCACTGTCATGTACATTAATGATATAATGTTTCTTACCAGTCCAGATTGCTCTGTCAGCAAGAACCTCACGTTTCATGAACATCTTCTGCTGATATGCATTCATGTATTCACGTAACCCATTGAACGATCTGTCAATACATTCTTGTACTTTGCCATCACACACCTTGTCAAGAAAATCAATCACCTTTGTCTTGTCACTCGTATCATCAAATACACTTTTCACAAGGTCTTCAAGATTAACATAGATGGAGTCTGTATCGGATGCAATGACATAATCCTTATCTTCTGTTTTGAGTATTTTGTTTAGATATTCATTTACATCTCGCTCAACCCATTTGGTGGATAACTGACCACCAGTCGTAATTGCTTCTGCACATCTCACATCAAAGAAACGAAAATACTGATTACCCAAAGCACCATAAGCAGAATTCAGTTGAATTTTTCTTGCCATCTGCATGTTGTCAAGTCTTGCAACTTCTTTTGATAGTTTCACTCGCTCGGATGGATTTTTTTCATTTTCGTATAGTTGTTGTGTTTCAAGCATTTGCTTCTTAAACTTGGATCTCTCATTGTACATACGCTCCATCATAGCAGGTAGAAATCCTTGTATGTCTCTGCGAAAATGATAACCATTTGCGGCCATGCTCAAATTCTGTCTCTGACAATAAGAAGTATCTATTTCACCATCAAGCAATTTATCAACTGTTACCGCCTGAGGCGGATAATCAAGAACCATAGTTTCAGGTGATACATTATACTGCATAATCAAATGAGGGTATAAACTGTTCAAGTCAAACGATACAACCCAGTTGTATGCACCAGGTTCTGGTTCTTTCACATAGGCACCTTCGTATGGATTTTCCTTGAAAGTATTTTTCTTTGGTGGAAGTACGATACCTTTGCCACGCAATTCATTATATATCAAAGTGTCCCACATTCTTACTTGTGTGAAGACATCTGTGTAATTTACTTTTGCATCATATGCAAGAACAACTGCGGTCTCAATCAATTTCAATTTGTCTTCAAGTTTATCTACAAGGTCAACGTCTTTCACGTTGTAGTCCATGAATTTCTGAAAGTCTTGTTTATATAACTGATGCAGATTGTCAAACTCTGAATAATCTAATTTACGCTCACCAAGTTCTACGTGTGCGATATGATCAAGTCTGTAATTTTCTTGTTGTGTGTATGTAAATTTACGATATAGATCAAGATAATCAAGCGTGGCGGCACCGACCAATTCAAATGCTTGTTGCTCTCGTGTACCACCGAAACCCATTTGATTAACTGTTCTCTCACTCACAAACTTCCAAGGTGACAATCTTTGATATTCAGGCTTATCAAACAACCTATTCATACGATTGACAAGAAACGGTATATCAAAAAACTTTACGTTCCATCCAGTCACAATATCAACATCAAGTTTTTCCCAGAACGAAAGAAACTCTTGCAACATGTGAATTTCATTAGAACATCGTACATATGTCACATTCTCATCACTTGGTGTATATTCACCACAACCAAATGAATAAAATTTACCTTTGACTTTTACAGTAATTGATATGACTTCTTCTGATGCTATCTGTGGATCAGGAAAACCATTCTCTGAACCAGTCTCTATGTCAATGTTTGCAATACTGATTTGATTGATATCATAATATATTGTATCAGGAAAGTTATCAGCAATAAAACAATAATGAAAGTTTGTATTACCATAAATCTTGAAGTTATCTACACCTTCATATTTACGAATAAAATCTTTTGCATCGTTTATAGAACCGCATGGAACTTCGGATACGTTCTCACCCTCAAGGGTTTTCCATTTAGATTCTTTTGCTGAAGGGATGTATAGGGAAGGGTTGTAGTCTACTTTTTGCTTGAAGTGTCGGCCTTTATCATCTATTCCACGATAGAAGATTTGACCTTTTACATTTTGGACGTTAGTATAAAAACTCATGCATTAAATCTGGTATATCTATATTGATAGGGACTCCCAATTTGATCAAGTTTATCATAGCACAAAAGAATGTGCTTGTCAATCCAAGTTTTCTTAGATTGAAATGCACCTATTAAAAATAAAACCTGTAAATATATTTTCCAAAATAATGCTTTTACGGTTTCCATGGCAAATACTTGCCTTTAGTTTTTGCGTTTATAATTAATCCATTATGGCGATTAGACCCATCATTTCTGTACGAACAATGGACCCATCCACTATTTGGATCGCCCTCTGGATCGTGAAATTCTAGTATAATCTGGTCAAAATCACAGTTTTTATAAATCCATGTCGCTAATTCTTTATTTGATAGTCCATTGATCTCAAAATCGGCGGCTTGGCCTTTTGCATGTTGTGATTTACTTGAACTTCCCACTGCTTCACATAATTTAACTGACCTGAAACCAGAGTTAATACGGACTGCTTTACCGAAATGCTCTCTGACAGGTTGAAGAATATAGCAACAAAGATTTGTTAAATTGACAACTTCTTCCATCGTAGGTTCATTAGGTATGTTTCTACGAATAGCGGTATCTGAAAATGTCATTTCTTTTAACGAAAAATTCTTTGTCAGTTTCATTTAATCCTCTTCTAAAATGGTAACCCATTGGGGCCCATGTTTTTTATAATAATACATACTTGTTTCATTTTTTTCTTGCATTTTAAATAAGAATTTTTTTCCTCTATGAGAACCCTTCAGTAGACGAGAAAAGAAATCTTTAAATTTATTCCCAACATCATCTATGGTAATATTTCTTCCTTTCACATCAAATTTATCTAATACTTTACCAATTCCTGCACTTTTATTTGTACCTATCATTGCAAAGGTTTGTCTATCCTTTATAATTACTGAATGTTGGTCATATTTCTTACCCAACTCTATCATTTCTTTTTGTCTAATATTAGGAATAAATAAAGATTTTTCATTAACAAATCCATCTTCTTCTTGATAACCGCCTTTCATTTCAATAAAACCATAACCATTATCTCTGACTATTTTTTTGAGTTCTTTATAACGCTCAAGATTTTCTTTATTAGAAAATTCTTTTCTAAAAGGTGACATTACACCAAAATTTTCTGTTTTCTCTACATGGGTCATAATTCTGGAAAGACTAGACTCTGTAATGTATGTATTAAACGATAACATATTTTCTACTTTTTTTTGTTAACAAAAAGGAAGGAAATGTATAAGTATTTCCTTCCCAATTTTTGAAAAATTATTTCTTCTCTACGAATTCATACAATTCAGATGCTTTCTTCTTAATA